AATTTAAATAATGATACTCCTTCGAGAGCTATTTATAAGCAATATGCTCAATTATTACTAGCACCTAATGACTTAAAATTTACTATAGGCGGTACAGATACTAATAGTATTTATGTAATGAATTTTAATAGAGCAAGATTTAAAGAAAAATTAGATCCAGGCAATATTGAAATTAATTTAAGACATTTAAATGGAGCAGCTGAAGGCGTACCTACTGGTAATAGTAATTTAACTTTGATTGATGATTCGTCAT